AGTCTCCAGTCGGTCGGTGATTCCCTTCCGCCATCTCCACCACCGGCATCCGGTGTGCAAATCGTGTCGCGGCGGGCAGACACTGCACACCAATGGCAAAGCTCATCACCCAGTCATCGTGATACCCTCCTGCCGCCTCCTTGCGTCCGTTGGCTTTCGTGATGAAGTTTTGCAATTCTTCCAGCAATCGCGGGCACCCGATCTCAATCTCTCGCTCCCGCACGTAGCGCTGCAAATTGGCGATGATCTGCTCCCGCAGCGGCTCGGTCGTCAGCCAGCCACGCTTGCGCAGCTGTTTGCCTTCGCCGATCCGCCGTTGCTCCTCGCTCTCCCTGCGTGTCCACAGGTTATGCACGCCGGCGGCATTCAGCAGAGCGATCACCCCAAACGCGCTGTTCACTTCCGGTACCACCAGGCACTCGCCAAACATCCGGTGCAGATCGGCAATCCAGCCGATCATCACGTCGATGTTCACCCGGCACTCCGGCTTGATCGCCGCCACCAGCCGCGCCTTGTGCATCACGCCGCTGGGGTCCACATACGCCGCACGAATCACTCCCACCGCATGGCAGTCCTGCTTGCGGTCTCCGGCGCTCTGCTCGCCTTCCATGAAGTCGGCATGCAGCAGGTAGCTGCAGCCCGGGATGGGCACTTCCCACAGCCTCAGCCAGGCTTCCATCAGCCCGGTCTGCACAAACACCCCATTCTCAATCTTGCCCGTCTGCGGCCCGGCTCCGGTGTTCACCTGCGTGGCCAGCGTCTCCAGCCCGGCATGGTCAAACACCTGCGTGCCGCTGCTCACAAACGCGCTGTCCATGCTGTGCGGGTACTCCTGGTCAAACTTCTCTTCGTCCCCGCTGAAATGCGGCTCCGCCAGCTTGCGCCGCCGCCACGCCAGCCTGCCCGGCGTGATGTTCTTGGGCCCGTATCGTTCGATCAGCGACACCTCACGCTCCGTCAGTGTGGCCATGATCTCGCCGGACTCGCGCTCCGTGGTGCGGTGCGTGTCGTCGTAATCGCGGTTCTCAAACCATGCCGCAAAGCACTTGATGAAGCCGTTGCCCCGCAGTCCGTTCTGCCACTGCACCAGTGTCACGGCCTTGAGGTAGGTCTTGTAATACACCCCCTGCTTGCCGTTGGCTGTGCTCTCCAGAGCCATCCACGTCCCCGGCAAGTCCGGCACCGAGTTGGCGATCGATTGAAACACCGTCTCTCCCGTGGCTTTGCCGCTGCTGCGATAATGTGCTGTCTCAGAGGAAATCAGCACTTGAGGCGTACCACCCTGCCCGGCTCGCGGATCATTGGCCGTTTCTTCAAACAGCGTCGCGCCGTGGCTGAACTTGCGCGGAAACCCCACGCAAGCCGCCGTGTTGCCCCATCGATGATCCCCAAACCGGTCCTGCTGATAGGCTACTTCCCACATGTTCAGCAGTCGCGGCGTCGTGTTCTTGTCATCGGCGATCACCGCCACCTCGATGGGGTGATTCCTCCCCATCCAATATGCCCGGCACATGTGAAAGCGACTGCTCCCATCCTGTCGCACCTTGCAGGCCAGCGTCCGCATCGGCACCTTGTCCGCCTGCTGCTGCTCCAGCGCCGCTTCCAGCCGGTCCTGCAGCGGCGTCATCACCGGAAAATCCAGGTTGCCATCCTCCCCAAACGCATTTTTCAAAGGGATGCGCTGGCACAGTTGAAACCAGTACCTGAATGAGTTCCGGCCAGCCGCCACATGCAGCCGCTCTTCATCCACTTCGGCACTGGCTCCGCCGCTTGCCAGTTGGCTCTGCATCCGGCTCTGCTTCCCGCTCATAGATTGATCCCCACTTTCTTCAAAATACCCACCAGATCCACACCCTTGTCCGCCGCCCGCTTCAGCGCCTGCGCCGGGGGTTCATAACTCACGTTCAGCTTCACCTCGGCAGGCTTTTCCCAGCCTTGCATCTTGGCCAGCAGCTCCGCACACTCCTTTTTGCCCGGCATTTTCACCCTCACCTTCAGCACGTCCGGCTCGTCGTCACCTTTTTCGATGATGTCCCGTGTCACCTCCTGCGCCAGCGGACTCTCCTCATCCACGTACCCCACCGGCGTCATCACCACCGCATGCAGAAAACGCATCACCTCCTCCTTCTCGCACTTCCAGTTTTTGAGCGATTCCTCGCGCAGCCACGCAATCCGCTGCTGGATGTCAACATTTGTCAAAAGAGAGCAAGCCATGGTCCGACACGTCCCATCATTCTCAGATCCAAACGCCTGCGCATAGCACGAGCGACCCGAAAACCGGCCATCAGCATACAATTGGCAAAACCTCTCCTGCGCCGGATTGGCCAGCATCTGCTCCGCCGTCCACTCTTCTTTCTTCTTCTGCGTCCCTTTCCCTTTTTTGCCCCCTTTTTGCGCCTCCTTGCGGCCAACCCCCCTCCTCTTCCCCAACACACGTTCAGCCACAGCAGGCTTTCGCCCGGTGGCTTTCTTCATCGTCTTCGCTGCGGCCTTGCGGCGGACTGTCGGTGTTCTCTTTCCGGCACCACGGGCCGCGGCCTCGTGCTGTCTTCTGGCTCGGTCTGCCATGCCCAGTAGTCACCCCAGCCCCATGCACCGTCAACGCATGTCTCCGCCACTGTTCAGCGTTCGATGTTCGATGTTCAATGTTCAATGTTCAATGTTCGATGTTCGATGTTCGATGTTCACGCTTCACCGTGCCCCATCCCATTACAAAAACGCTTCCGTCCTCCCCTTGACTTTCCCGCCCCACGCCTAAGTTTCCCCCATGAAAGCCACGCTCACTTGCCTACTCCTCTCCCTGATCGCCCTTACCAGCCTCCAGGCTGCCGATGACTTCTACATCAAAGGCGTTCACTTTCGCGGCTTCGTGCAAAAGCTCAGCGCCGACGGCACCACAGCCTACGTCACTGACATCAACAGCACCAGTTGGTGGGAGCCCGTCGCAAACCTAGACTCGGCCTCACGCGCCAAGCTTGGCGTCGCCACCTCCACCGAAAAAGTCGCCCTCGCCGAAGAACGCGCCCGCCTCGCGGAAGAAAAAGCCGCCGCCGCCGAAGCCAAAGCCCGGCAGCAGGCCGACTACCTTCAGCGCCTCCAGATTGTCGAAGCCGAAGCACGCGCCAACACCGCCTACCTCGCCAGCGAGCAAGCCGCCCGTGACGCCATCGCCGCCAAACAGGCCGCCGATCCCCGCGCCATCGCCACCGCCACCGCCAAGCGCATCGAGCAGGCCCGTCTCCGCTACCAGCAGCAGTTGCAGGCCCAGGAGCTCCAACTCTTCAACGCCCTCGTCGAAGTCCAGCAGCTCGAACTCCTCCGCCGCCTCGGCTACCTCAAGTAGTCAGCCGCCATCGCACCCTCCCACTTGGAAAGCAGCGAGGAGTTCCACACCCGGTTTCCGCGCTCCAAGTCGGAGAGCATCGCGCCGGAGATTCCCATTCGACGGGCAACCTCCCGTAAAGACAGCTTGGCGGATTCGCGCAGTTCGCGGGCGTAGCTCCCATGCCGGCGGTTCTCATCAAGGTAGAGCTGCTGCGCACGCGCAATCCATTCATCATTCGCCTCTACCCGCGCGCGCAGCGTCAGTTTCTCCATGGCGGTTTGCAGATCGTTCATAGCATCATGCTGGAATCAAATGTCATCGGACCCTCGTAGTCCCGGCGGGCATGCACCGCCGCCAATTGGAAACCTGTCTGCGGCCAGGGCTTGGCCGGAGTCGGCAGCAGCAGCGCCTCCACCAGCCCAAACCCTGCCGCGCGCATGTCCGCCACGCGCGCCTTCATAAACCACGCATTGAGCAGCGCCAGAAACACCACGTTGTCCGCCACCTGCATCGACTTCGCTAAAAACGGCCGAAACTGCGACCACGGCGGATTGGTCACCACCCAGTCGTAGCCCGTTTCCTCATGGGTCAGGAAGTCCCGGCCCTCATCGATCTCGCACCACTCCACGTCCTCAAGACCAGCGTTCATCAGCGCCACCACAAACGCTCCAGTCCCGGGCCCCTTGCACGGCTCCAGGCAGCGCCCAAACGGCCGGAAATGATCCACAATACCCTGCGCCACCTCCGGCGGTGTCCACACCCGGTCATTCCCACCCTTCGGCGCCAGCGCCCGTTTCTTTTTCAGGCGTTTGTTCATTCCGCAGCCTCCGGTTTAAACGCCCACCGTTCACATTCGCTGGCCACATGAGCCAGTGAGGGATGCCGCTCCGCAAAACTCAAAGAACCCTCCTTCTCGTCACTGCTGTGGCGTGCATAGGCCGATAGCTTGATCATTCGGGGGCCGCTCGATCCCACTGACATCCGCACGCCCATTTGATGAGCCACAAGCACAATGCGCGTCAACGTGTCGTAATCAAACGTGGAGGCATCCCCATGGATGCTTGATACCACACCCTTGGAGCCCGCCGCTTTGATCTTGCCCAGGTGATGATATCCCTTCTGCACAATGCACAGCGCATAACTGGCCAGCAATTGGTCATCGGTCCATTCACCATTTCCATGGTATTTCATGTGCCACCTGGCTTCTTCGATCCGCCGCAGAAGTTCAGGGTGCCGTTGCGGTTTATTTTCAGTGTTCGTTTTCATACAATTTAAAATTTTCAGTTCTCAATTCTCAATTTTCAGTCTCCGTTTTTTGTCTATTTTTGCGCCTCCTTGCGGCCAAACCTCCCCCACTCCTCGCTCGCCCTCACCTTCGCCTGCACCCACGGCAGCAGCCCCTGAAACGTCTCCCGGCACGGCGCGTCCAGCGTGAAATACACCGGCGGCCAGCGCAGCGGCAGCGCCTGCGCTCCCTTCAGCATCGGCCACACCCCCTCCACCTGCGGCCACAGCCGACCGTCCTTGCCCGCCCGTTCGCTGATCCT